CTTTTACCAGTTCATATCTTAGCGCTGTTTCCATTACTTTAACCCCGCTTTCATTATTTCAATATCTATTCTCTTTTGCATTTCACTTACTATTGTTTTTTCTATTTTAGCTGTATTGTTAATTAAACTATCACTTATAAACCTATATCCTGGTATATATCTTCCATCTCTAGCAAAGAAGCCGTATTCTTGCGATATCGGATAGTAACCTGTAATTTTGCCTTGTTTGTTAGGTTTTTGAAATACATCATTCATATTTCTATCAAAAACAATTCTATATACTTTCTTGCCCTTTACCCTAGCTTGTTCACCTTTCATTACGATACCTTTCTTTAACATCCCTGTGTCATATGGTGCATTGGCTTTACTGTCTCTTAAAGCTATATTCATACCTTTTCTTGCACTAGCTGTTACATGCTTTTGCGGCACTTGACCTATCTTTTCCAAATCATTCAGGAGCTTATCCATACCTTCTACTTTAAAATTAAATGGCATTTTATTTCACCAACCTACAATAACATAATAATTCTCTATTTAATCCCTTTACGTTTATAGGTTCTCCGATAATCTCATATATTTCCTCACCATGTTTAATTCTCATTTCACTTGTTATCCCGGGGATGTACCTCATGTTAAATTTAACTTCTACTTTATTATCTACCGTCATAGCTGCAAAGAATTCATTCCCAAGTAATGGGTCTTTACTCGCCCATATTCCAGTTTTAAAAGTTACCCAATCATCAAAAGGTTCTCCGTATTCATCTCTTCCTTCTACTCTTTTCAGGAAGTCTATTTTGTGTCTATAATCTCTCATTTGGTATCACATCCTGTATACTCTTGTGATAGTGTTAAATGGTGCTTAAGACTTGTATAAGATTCTTGAAATTTCTCTGATAATTTAGGATCCTCATATCCAAAGTTAGCCTTGCAATATACTGTTATTGCCCTTTTGATTAAAGGGTCTGCATCTACAACTTTATTTTTATTTACTCCTGAAAGTACCAAATCTGCTTTAGCTGCTTCTATTAAATCGTTTATTTCTGTATCTAAATCAGCTCCATTAACTCTTAATGCATCTTTAACATCTTGTAGCATTTTCTACCACCTCACATGAGTAAGGCATTAAAATAATCTTCAAACCTGTTTTCTTTTCTTCTAATTTTACTAAATCTGATAGCAATTCAAATTCTTCTTTCATAAGAGGTCTATTAGCTTTGAATATTATAGCTTTATCAGTTTCTTTTACTTTAGTTACTTTTTTAGTAGTTATTTTTTTCTCTGCCATCAGCCCACCTCCTCATATATAAAGGGAGAGGGGAAAAACCCTCTCCTATACTGCTGTACCTTTCTTAATTCTTAAGAATCCATTGTATGATGTTACGTTACCACCTGCAAATACAGATCCTTTATGCGCAATCATACCTTGCTTAAATTTATAGTCGGTGGATCTTTGAACATCTAGGTCTGAAAATATTGCCATAGTATAGTTGCTTAATGGACCATATGCCATACAATATTGGCCTGCTGTAGCTTTTGCTATAGATTTACAAGCACTATTTATAATATATGGTACTCCATCTATAGTTCCTACATTACCATTAGGTTTTACATCATATACTTTTTTACCATCTGGATTTCTAAGAGTAGCGAATGCTTTTAGATCCATTTTATTTAAAATCAATACTGCCACATCCTCTACATCTTCATCTCCACCATAAGAATAAACTATTTCATCTAGTGTAGTTTCATCAATCTTTGATAGTTCTTTATCTGTATCTGGGGCTATAGCTGTGGCTTTATCGGAAAATATGCCTACAAAATGACCAGTTGCACCATCACCTACTAATATTTCCCTAGTGATTTTCTTTCTACTTGCTATTGATATACCTTTCATAACTTCTTGGTCATAATCAGCTGCTGGAAGTTTAGCCAATTCTTCAGTATCTTCTGCATATGCTGTTACTTTAGTTTTATTTATGTCCGCATATCCAAATACAGGTTCTGCGCCTGCATAATCTGCTCCTTCTGCTGTATAATCACCGTCACCATATCCTTTGATATATGCTTGTTTAAAACTTTCACCCCCAATTAAAGGTTTAATATTAACTCTGTCAATTAATGAAGATACTTCATTAAAAGTTGGGTTAATATCGGTTGCTTGGTGTTGTGGTAGTATAACACTTGATGCACCAACTGTTACTGACCTATTTTCTTTAAGAGCCTTACCTCTTTTTTCTGCTCCATTTTCCTTTGGTAAATCCATTTCAGGTTTATCTATTGCTCTGCCTTCTGTGGAACCATCATTCAATTGATCAGCTAAAGTTTTTCTTTTTTCTGCTGCTTCTAATTCTTTTCTTTCTTCTTGTAGCTCTTTAATTTCTTTTTCTAACTCGTCTACATTACCTTCGCCTTTTGTTAATAAGCCTCTTATTTCTGCTAACCTTTTTTCTATTTCTTTAAGTCTATCCATTATTTAATCCTCCAATATAATTATTTTAGTTGGCTTATCCCATTTGCTCCTTCAAGCTATCCAGAACTCACTTTTCCCTATCCAGTTTAAAGTGTGAATTTGCAAATAAAGATATAAAAAAGCACCTATCCAGGCACTAAAGTTGTGTTAACAATATTAATCTTTTTCTTTTTTCTTCTACTTCCTTAAGCTTCTTTCCTGCCTCTTCCTCAGCATTTATTAAACTTCTAGCATAAATGCTTGTAGTATCATATGCTGGAATATCTACCGCTGATACATCATATAGTTTCTTAATTTTTCTTACTGTTCTAATTCTATTTTCCGAATCATATGCAGCTTCTGTTACTGTATAGCTATAACTCATTCTATCAATGTAACCACCCTTGATTTCTTCATATATTTTTCTTCCTTCTTCTGTACCATCTACCCTAGCTTTAATGTAAAGGCCTTTATCGTCTATGCTTAGTTGTAATGTCTTATTTCTTGTTCTGGCCATCACTTTACCAGAGTGATTATAGTTAAATATGACATCTGACATATCAGCATCATCAAAAGCTCTATCATCTACTTGTTCTTTATATTCTTTACCGTCATACTCCCAAAGAATTGTAGGTTCATTAAATCTGACTGCATAACCTTCAACCCACAATTCTTTTTCTTCATTTTCCTCCAATGTTCTAACTTCAAACTTTGCAAACCTTCTAAAGTCCCTGCCATCTTTAGTTAGTTTCTCCATCTTCTCCAGTGGATCCATCTCCATTGTTATCAACTCCCTTCCCATCATCTTCTACTGGTGCGGTATCTAACCTTCTAACTGGTACATCCCCACCTACAATAGGGCCTAAGTTAAGTATTTGTCTTACTTCGTTTGGTGTCATTATCCCCCTGTCTACAAATTGTACTAGTTCCAATTTGGTTTTCATACTTGCATAAGCTAAGTTATTTGCCTCAAACACTATTCTATTACCATAGCCTATTTCTCTTTTACTAAAAAAAGCCTTTGTAAAGGCGTTTGACAATTGTATAAGAATAGGTTCAACCTCACTTTCATAGAAAGCTATCCATTCATCCTCATCATATTTATTTTGTACTATGTTTTCATTTACTCCAAAATAACTATATAACCTTTCTTTATGCTCCTTGCTAATAACTGCATTGGGTACATAGTCTTTCGGCTCTACTTGTATTACATCTGCTTTTGCATCCGTTGCAGCTGCTCCTACAGTTTCGCTTTCAAGAGATAAATAATTATCTACAAAATCTTTAGTATTTTTCTTTATGTCCTCTGGTCTTAATGCTTGATTATACTTTAATAACCACCTTATGACATTAGAATTTTTAATTGCTTTTATTATTCCTTGGTCTGTAGTATTAATTACTTCCATAAGATTGTTTAATGAATTCATACCTGAATCCCCAAATACATCATTGTTATTAAAGTCTTTCCTTAAATGAATTAGGTCCTCATATGGTACTGTCATTGTTTTGCCTGCCCTAAATCTAAATTTAGCAAACATTTCATTTTGGCATTCCAACAGTTCTACTTGAGAGTAAGGAATTGGATATATTTCTTCCACTTGCCCTAAGGGATTTCTTTTTACATAAGCAAAAGCATTATGATATATTTCTCTTTGAAATGTCATTTTCATTAAAAAATCTTGCATTGACATATATTGATTAGGCCTTTGCAAAATTTCTCTTATTCTAGGATCTGGATTAATACTCATGTCCTCCCCATACCCTCTTATATGTTTAGGGCTTAACTTTCCTACTGCATTAGCCTTTGGCCTTATTGCGGATCTCACTATATCACTATCAAATATATCCCCGCTCCAGGGAGTATAATTGACATTATTACCTGATAGTAGTTCAAATCTATTCAATCTCATTGCAGTATCTTTTTTATTACCAAATATTTTACCAAATAGACTTCTTTTCTCCAAGGTTTCACCTCCTTCTAAATCATATTTAAATAATCATCATAATTATTTTCATACACAATATATGCATCTAATAATGATGCTACACCATCAATTCTTCTTCTTGGATTACTTGTTTTTACTAAAGCTATATTGTCATTGCTATCAGTCTTTATAGCAGCATTACTTAAATTCCATTTTAAAATTGGGTTATTACCATAATTTATTTTTTTTGCTTCCAAATCCGATTCAAATCTTTTCATTGGGCTTGAGAATGTCTTTGCACCTTGGATTACTGGCTCGGGCACGGTCTTCCCAAAATTCTGTTTTAACTCATCTACAAGATATGTTGAACTCCAGTTGTCATAACCTATTTTATAGATAAAAATATCTATTTCATTCTGAACTTCTAATAACCATTTAGTAACATCTTTGTAATTTACTTTGTTGCCCTCACTTATCCTTAATAAGCCTCGATCTAGCCATATGTCATAAGGAATTTTATCTTCTTTAATTCTTTTTTCTAATAAATCACCTGGTAACCAATACATCTGTTTCACATACAGAATCGGATCATCAGGTACTCTAAATATTATCGTCGCGCAAGTCAAATCTGTAGTAGCTCCTAAATCTATTCCAGCAACACAATATCTAGGCTTTAATTTTTCTATATTAAATGTATCTGTATTATTTAATTGGTCAAATGTTAGCCATGATTCGGAACTCGTTTCTCTTATATTAAACTCTTTACATACAAAGTTTTTTTCTAATCTTAAATTGCTTGCTACTCTCTTAGCTTTATCCTGTAAAGCTCTTAATTTCTTAATAGTTCCCAGTCCTGGGTTAGCTTTAATCCAATTATTTGCATCCCACCATTCAGCCTTTTTATCAAGTTCATAAAATCGAGTAGGAGGAAAATAATTATTTTATTTTCCGTCCTCTCACACCACTGTGCGTACCGTTCGGTACACAGCGGTTCAATAAGAATTAATGTACTGCTGAATATATTTCTGTCATAGATACTAAACCTA